CTAATCGACTTCAAATCCCCCAGACTGCTCAGTTCTTCCCTTCATCTCCCTCCTACGGCGATAAATCTCGTCATTGCGATCGACCTGCGCCTGCGCCATCTGTCAGCGCACCTGATATAACTACAGACATAGTTTTTCTCGCGATAAATTAAATCAGGAAGAGGCTTCCGGAGAGACGGGCCATTCAATGGCGTTATATGAGGTTTTATCAGTGATGGTGCTGAAATCCATCGCCTGCAGCAATTTCGCGTAAATGCGCCAGACTGTCAGCTTTTCTTTTTCTTCATCACCGATGATTCCCAAAAGTAAATCCGTCTTCTTATCGGATATTTCCCGTTCGGCAATCGCAGTAAGACGTGCACGCTCCGACTCTGCCTGCTGCCTGTAGTCAACAGGGACCGGTAGTACTTCACCGTCTTTATAATACCAGCGCGCCTCTATACAAAAGCCATCCGGTAGTTCATCCACTTCCACAATGGTAAAACCAACGGGATAAAGACGGGATACATCTTCCGCCACGGAATAAATAACGCCGGTTTCAGGATGCGTGCACAGCTTGTATTTCTTCGTGAATTTATCCAGTGATTCATAAAAATCCTGCCCGTCTTCACTACGGAAATACTGAATGCCGTCACCATAAGGCATGTCTTCAGGGTAGTAACGCGTAATGTTTGAGAGTTCCATTATTTTCTCCTTAATTAACCTGATACAGATCGCCATGCACCATTAATATAAATCTGAGCCTGTTTGTAATACACGCCACCGATATTGTCTGCAGAGTTACGGCCAGTATCCTGAACATTAATGCCTGACAAAACACAACCAGAAGGTGCTCGAAACGTCCAGCTGTGCTCATTCCCGCCCGGGTTGTAAAACACCTCACTGGTATACTGAAAATTCTGTACGCCACCTGTTTTGGTCTGGTAGCGGGCATCGAAGTTTCCGTAGTCTGACGGTATAACCTGACGCCCGCATCGCCAGTTTCCCGCATCATCCATATACGCCTGACCGTCCGTACCATTATCCGTACGGCTATTATTTATCATGTAAATGCCAAACTGCTTATTCCCAAGACCAGCCAGGAAATACTTTCTGTCTGCATGATCCTGACGCAGAAGCGCCTGAGCAGCATCAGTATTTATCCTGTTTTTCCCGAAAATAACGTTGTTGTCACGCATCTGAATCCACGTTCCGTTACTGCTGTTAATCGCAAAACGGCCTGCAAATACATCTTCTGTAACATCCAGACCATGTCCCATAGTTATGCGACCGGTCCTGAGATTAAGCGTAAAGGGGCGTAGCGGCCCAATATCACCACTCTCGCCCTGATTTTCCCGGGTAGGAATGAGGTGCAGACACTCTTCCGAACGACGAAAAATCAGACCAAAGGCTTCGTTGAAAATCCTCAGTGCATTAACGCCACGGATTTTCAGCTCCCCGGTCATGGTGTCTCCATCACGCTGAACGGCATTTTTTGCCTTATCCACCGTGGGTTTTAATCCGAGGTTTTCAACAGCCTCATCACTGTCTTCGACATCCGAAAGATTATTTTTTATCAGCAATGCCTCTTCGTTAATCGCACCGCCAACCAGTAATAATATGGCTTTATATAACTGGTCGTGTTCCTCTTTATTCAGTTCTATCCCGGCCTTCTCAATGACACCACAGATTTCCTCCTGAAGGGCATCCCACATGGCACTGTTCAGCCAGGTGGCATGACGCCCTGTACGAATATTCCCGTCAGTAAATCCGTTCTTGCCCGGGCCAAATTTATCTTTAACTGCTGTCGGAGTGTCAATTCTGTGCATATTAAACCTCCCGTGAATGAAATATCAGAATTATGTCCTTGCCTGATTAAACAATTCCGCCGTGAAAGTCAGTTCACCCTTTGTGAAAGGCGTTTCTCCGCCTGGCTGGGCCATAAAACTCTGTGAGACAGTCGTCCAGCTGTTTGTGTCGCTTTGTACGCCATTCTCTGTAATCGTTGCGCCTGCATGGCTGCCATTTTTCACTTTCCAGGCCAGGCAGTTATTGGGGGCATCAGCACCGCGGTAAGTGACCGAGGCCATAACAGCCACAACATCACTGTTGCTGTTATCCACCGCACCAAACGTGGCCTGTGCTGCATTCAGGGAGGGCGAGAGCATCAGATATCCGGCCTCGCTGTCAGAGGTGTTCAGCCCCGTGACAATATCTTTATTCAGTGAGTTTTTGGCGCTTCCACCGGTAAATGCCGTTACCGGGCTGTATCTGACCTCAATGCTTCCGAGCAGGGCGGGTTCTGCACTATTATTTCTACCGTATGTCACTGTTCCACAGTACATATCACCCAGCATTAACGTGCCGGATGCACCCGATGAAAAAATATTGTCACCACTACCAATACTCACCTGAATTTTGTCAGTCCGGTCATCTGATACATAAAACGATGCATTTCCAACTAATGAGCGGTTGCAGTACAGACTGGCTGAGACATAGCCGTTTTCGTTTCGCGTTGCGAAAATTTCATAGTAATAACTGGCTGCTTCATCAGGATACGGGGTTGTAAATGAATAGCCATTAATCCTGATGTGGGATGGCGAAGATGAATATTTCTTTCCCGCACTTAATGTCAGACGAAATCCCAGCTGTACAGCTGAGGCTTTTAAGTCCGGAAGTGTGCTGTACAGTGTGACATATGAGGGTGTCGTAAAAATCAGCCCCGTTCTTTCTACAGTATTTACGGCCTGAGTGCCACGACAGACGGATGTTACAGAACCGGACATATCATTGATAAGCGTGACACCGTTTTCGTTCAGTGCTGAAATAATATTTGTTGAATAATAGTTCTCGCACAATCCCTCATTCGCCGGAATTTGTCGAAAACTTTCGAGTTTAATAATATTCAAAGCGGCTCTCCTTTTATTTTATGTCATTCGGACGTGACCACAGCAAAATGCAGTCCCGGGTGATTAATCAATAACGGTTCACGGGTTCTGCTGGCTGTCTGCAACTGCATACTGTTAACCGGTACGGGGGAGCGGGTCCTGTATCCCGTCTGCAACTGTGCGCTGTTCATGGTCATGGGGTCCGTTGTCGGCAGACCTGAGTGCAATTGCGCCCTGCTGAGTACCAGTGGTTCTGCCATCGGACGGGCGGCATAAAAGTTAATCCGGTTAATTGTCAGCGGCTTACCTGTCAGTGCCGGAACAACCGCAAAATGAACACCTGTATGATTAATCGCTAATGGCTCAGTCGTCTTGTGTCCGGCCTGAAAGGAGAGGCTGTTTATAGTCAGGGCGGCTTGTTGCCCTTCACCAGACTCATCCGGATATGCAAAAAGGACAACAGTATGCGACGGACATAATTTATTAATCACGCACTCCGCAACCGTATCACCCCACGTCCGGATCGGTGTGTTACAGGTGTCCGAACATGTCTGCCACTGAGCACCGGCATCCACCGGCAACGTCACACGCCAGAAATAACGCCAGCGATCACCCCATTCCGGATCGGGGCTTGCATCCAGGTGCTGGAACTGTTCGATCGTCACGCCGGTATATCCCAGCGCCTCAAGCTGCTCCAGGAAGAACTGCTCATTTATGCCACCAGCCACATTGGCTTTTGCTTCCAGCCGTTGCTGACGCTGGCGTAATGTCTGGGCTCCAACAGGAGAGCAGGTGTCAGGTAAACCATACAATTCTTCATAACGTTCAATCAGCTCTGTTGACTGACCAGGATCGATTTCAGCCATCAGTTCATCAGTCCGCTGATGAACACGTACAAGCGATGGTGCCAGACCATCAAGCACGCCGTCGGTATCGCTCCATGCAGGCCCCGGCGGCATCAGTCCGTACAGCAGCTTTGTATAATCATCCTGTAACGAATCCATTATTTACTCCTTGCCGGGTCATAAGCCTGCCAGGTGATCTCGCCGAGCACCGGAAGCTCGGTCTCCCCCAGGTCAATATCCGATGAAGGGACGATTAACCGGTGGGCCACTTCACCAGCAGACAAACTGATGGCCTCACTGATTCTGGACAGATACATACGCCCCTCTGGCATACCATCCCGTAACATCAGTGCATTCAGCTCTGCTTTTATTGCAGTCCTGATCTGCGGTGTGTCTTTCGATAATGCAATCGTCATCGGGATGACTTTTTCTGTGGCACCGAATACATACAATCCACTTCCGGCAACCGGTGTCAGAGGAAGAATGTGTTCTCTGACTGCATTAATGACGCTTTCATCCGGAGCCGGATGTTCCGGATCGTTTGTCGCCACCATCACGCCAACCGTTCCAATGCCTTTCCAGTGTCTGAAAGTCCATGCACGGTTAATACCCTGAACTTCTTTCGCCCAGATAACATAATCAGGGTCTGCGCCCCCCTGTGGAATGTAGTAATAACGTTCCATAACGCGGGCACGCCATATTTCCAGATTTTCAATATCTTCACCGTCTGTAATGGTGTCCGCGTACCCTGTGGACGGCAGACCACTGACGGGTGTTCCCAGTTGCATGGCAATACCATCATCCGTATTCCCCGCCGCCCCCGGTTCATCTGCCACAACAGGCACCCGGAGAAGACCATCGGCTGCGGTCACCGTCGCCGTCGTGGTGAAGGTCACCTGATCATCACGCTGGATCTGCGTTCCCGCTGGCAATACAGGTGTTCCCTCTACGCCATCCCAGCGCACAAATCCCCGGGCTGTCACCGCATCTTTTCGCAGGCAGCGTTTGATTCTGGCGTGCCGGTACAACCAGTCTTCATCACACATGTCCGGCAACAGATTTCTGGCAAGATAATCGATATACCCGTACAACGTGTGTACGGCTGCAGCCTGTACACGGGCATACACTTCCGCATCCATACGACGAAGCAGCGTATCCTGCTCAAAGCGGGTTAATAAATCGCTCCGGATCATAGAAATAAGTTGCGGAAGGCCGGGGCGATAAAACTGACTGTCAGCCATTCAGTTCACTCCAGATATCATCAAAAATAATGTTGTGAATATTGCCGTCACGCTGGTAAATGGTAATGGCAAGTGCCAGCGAGTCTGTCCCGGTCCGGACAGCGTTAATATCAAGACGGGAAGCAACACCATCCTCCACCATCCACGCCAGCGCCTCACGGGCATAATCTCTGGCAAGCTGCGGGGTTTTATTTGTCAGTTTGCTGCGTCGCAGCAGATACAGACGCGACCCCGTGCGATCATTCTGAACAGCAGGCCAGGTATCCCCCCACCATCCAAATATCTGCGGTGCATCATCATCCCGCCCGGCACGCCGCCAGGTAAAAAGCGAAATAATCACAGCACGCGTCAGAAGGTCTGAGCAAAGCCCCGGTCGACACGGGTCGCCCGTTAACATTAATCATCATGATTTTCAGCCCATCGGTTGATCCGGCGTGTCAGTGATCCCGCCACCATCACCATTTTCGGTGTGTTTGTGGGCATTGTAGGTCTGCCGCATTTGCTGCATGCTGAGTCCGCCACTGTCGCAATTGTCAGTAATATCGGCGGTGGATTCGACCGGCATTTCAAAGCGCGCTTTAGGCGCGTTTTGAAAAATAATGGGCTTCCCGGCCCCGTTCACCACAATACCGGAACGGGTCAGGACAACGGACTGTCCCAGATCGTCATAAAGCGCCACTTCCCCACGTTTCAGTCCTTTCAGCCGGTAACGTCTGTCAGACACGACCACAACCACACCATGAGAACGATCGCCCGCCGGAAATAAAGCAACGCCCTCAGCACCGTTCTGTGCGGCAGATGTAAAACCATAAGGTTCAAGGTGCTCAACGTGTTGTTTCTGATCTCCGGCTATCATTTTCAACCCTACAGACTGACACTTTCTGGCGGAATCCACCACCGTGATGACAGCCCGGGAAATCAGATTGCGAAGAGAAAACCCGTTCATCAGAAATCCTCCTCAACATTTTTTTTCTTCCTGGCGGTAACAGGCTCGGGGAGATAAGCATCTGCCGGGCCAACCCGTAATTCAGTCGTCGTGCCCCGGTCGTCCTGGTTATAGGTAACTTCTGCAATCACCAGTTCATCATTATCAAAATTATTCAGCGGGTCGAAAACGATGACAGATAACCCCGGACGCCATAACGCGCCACTGCCCTGCCGCCAGCCCTGAACCGTATATGTTGTCTCACGGGTAAGCGCAGCCCGTTGGCGCGCTTCAAATTCACAACGGGCCTTACAGGTTGCTGTCGTTGCTGTGCCTGACTGCTGAATCAACAAAGGGCGATAACGGGTCACGCCATTGTCCTGAATGGTCTGACGTATTGCGGCAATGGTGGCCTCACCAAAATCATCGTCGTTGCCCGGGCGCTGCCCACTGACCTGATATTCAGAAAACCGCTCTCTGATGCTTCTTTCCGTGTCACAGGAAAGAATATTCTCTCCCAGCACCAGTGCCGTCGCCGCTTTGCCTGTTCCGGGTTTCCCAAGAACCAGTCGCCCACATTCATCGTCATAAGCCAGCGTCTGAACCTGCCCCAGCAACCGGTTAAGACAATCGGCAACAGTTTCGCCGTGTTCCGGCTGTGCATCAATCACCGCAGTCTGAGGCACGCCAGCATCAACAACAGTGATGCCAAATGGCGCAGCCAGTTCAGTGACTATTCTGAGCAGGTTTTTTCCGCTCTGCTGGAGTGGCAAAGCGGAGCAATCAACCAGATCGGCTGTTTTGCTTCGCCCGACAATCCCCATACTGACGCTGCTGGCGTCATAACGAAGCGGTAGTGCCTCCACATATCCGGTGAGCACGGGCTCATCCCCGATAAGCACTTCAACCAGCTCACCATTTTTTATCCGGGGCTGATAATCCCGGCTGCCGGGCCAGCGGGTGGTAATGGCAACATTAAAATCCCGGGCAATACGGTTAATGCCCGCACTGATACGGACGGATGTCCAGCCGCCCCATTCGCGACCGGAAACCCGAAGTAAAACGGTATTATTCATCTGACGGGTACCCTTAATGTCCTGACCGGAACAAAGCCCGGGTGGGAGATGGCATTTCGATCCAGGATATCTGTTTCACGGGACGCATCGTCGTACCATGACGCAGCCAGAACAAGTGCAGGCAGCACCTCCGCTGGCGTTCGCTCTGCGGTTTCCTCCGTCTGAACCAGACGCGCCTGAATATCCCGGTTCAGCTCTGTACGTAATGACGTCAGCTGAAAAAACAGCCCGTCGTCCATCGTGCGTCTGAGCTCCTGTTCAATCGCCGCATTCAGCGATTCGCGTATGATGGTAAGTTTTTCCCGCGTGGGTGGTTGCGCTGTTTCATCCTGTTCTGTGCTGGCTGCCACGCTGCCAAGCGCCGGATGAGAAACATGAATAATATCGGACTGACGTTCAGTGGAACCACCAACAGCCACAACCGCCTGCTGATTTTTCACCAGACTTCCGGGTTGCGGCAGTGAAGACACCGCCCTTACAGCCTCGCTGATTGCCGTCGTCCGGATGACGGCTGCCACCAGATTTGTCTGCTGTTTTTGCCTCACAACCGATGCGGAATCTGTGGGCCACACCGCACGCGGTGCCAGTCCTGGATCCAGCGTAATACCGGACATTGTTGTTATGGACTGCACCAGATCCTGTGTGTTATCCACCAGTCTGGTTCCGGCCCGCCAGGTATCCTGCAACATATGCACAAAATCACTGGCAACCGACGGAGGCATCAGAATGACGGATAAATCGCCCTGCAGTAGTCTCGCTCCGGCAGAAACAGCCGAATTAACCATTTTGAAAGCTGTCTGAACGGTTCCCAGCATATCGGTCGTCCGGGCAATCACATCGTTCTGAATAAAGTCCGGCATTCCCGCGAGATCAAAATCGCCGAACATGTCTTCAATCAACTCATCCAGGAATACGGACGACTCCTCCAGTTTTCTGGCGGTTGCAGCTCCGGCGACCGGAAATGACAGTTCCCCGCTCTCAACAAACTGAAATGAAACCCGGCACATACGGCCTTCAGTGCCGGAGTGAGAAACGGTCACCTGCCCATCAATACAGCCCTGCATTTCACCGAACTGCGGATGGATCAGCGTCCCCGGCCCGGCGGTTTCAATCGCTGTAATCAGCCTGTCGCGCTGCTCTGCGTAATCATCACCAACGAGATACGCATTAATCGTCAGCCGTCGCGTGGCACGCCCGAGATCCTCCGTGTACGGTTTGTCACGGTTTGGATATTCATGAACCTGAACGCGGCGTCCGAACGAACCCTCGTCGCTCTCCACCGAAAACGGAACGCCGCGAAATGAAGCATCGTAAAGATTATCGCGCCAGGTCGTTCCGGAAGATGAAAAAAACAAAGAGGACAAAGAAGGTAAGGAAGGAAAATCCATTCTGATACCCCATTATTAACGCCTGAAAGGTGAATACCCAACGTCATGGGTTATTTTCATAAAGGGATCGCCTGTTTTCGGCAAATCGATAACGCGCATTCCCTGTGGCGCATTGTCAAACGTGACTTTGATTTCACCACGTGCTGCCACAGACGATATCGCCGGATTAAGCAAAGGAACATTCGGTTTGTACTGACGCGGCTGATTAAGGGATGCCTGGTATTCCTCATAATTTTTTCGATTAAAAAACGGGGTCCAGTCAGAGGCCAGATATATGCCATGATCCCTGGCCCAGTTAACATCGCCCTCAGGCAGAATTGATTCAAGTGCATTTTCGACGGGCTCCCACATCATAGAAGCCAGCACCCCATATACACCGGCTTTTCCGATAACGCCCCCGCCTTTACCAAACAATCCGGTAGCGGCAGTGACCTTGCCGAGTGTGCGCATATCCTTCGTCACAATGCTGATTGATTTAGTGACATCGGTGACCCACTTTGTCGCCATAAAAATGGCGATTGCTTTAAGGATCGTTTCCCATCCCCCCATAGCCTGGGCGGTGCTATCAATGACTTCCCAGACATTTTTAATAACCGGTCCAACGGTTTCCCAGTTATCAATTATGAGATATGCACCACCGACGAGAAGCGCAATTAATCCCTTTGCCGGCGTCATATTCATCACGCTACCCATGATTTTTGTTATGCGTGTCAATGTGCCAATCGCCACGCCCATCGTCAGTAATGCCGCACCAGTTTTCGCGATGGTTTTTACGACCTCAGGATTTTCTCTGACAAACGTGCGCACTTCTTCCAGAAAAGGCTTCATCTCTTTTATGCCTTCATTGATTGAAGGCAGGAAGGTTTCCCCCAGCGTGGAAGAAATCGCATTGATCTGGTTCTGCAGCAGCAACAACTGATTTTCCGTCGTCGCGGCACGGGCGGCATATTCTTTCTGCATTGAGCCGCCATACTGCTGCGCATCCGCCACACGATTAAAGTTGGTTCGCAACAAATCCAGATTCGTGAGTAGAGGCGCGATGGATCCAGAAGATTCCTTGCCGAACAGCTCATTAAGCGCGGCGGCCTGTTTTTCTTTCGGCACTTTCGCCAGAGAATCCAGTACGTGCAGCATGGCCCCACGGGCGTCTTTCTGCATATCCGCCGCCAGTTTTTTCGGGCTAATGCGCAACGAGCGGAGCACTTTTTTCTGCGATTTGGTGGCAGAATCCCCCGCTGTCAGCGACAACATAAAATTCTTTATCCCCGTCGCCGCAATTTCTGATTCCACCCCCATTCCGGCAATGGTTGCCCCCATTGCGGCAATCTCTCCGGAGGCCACACCCGCAACACTGCCTAAAGGGCCAATACGGGTCACAATATCAGAAATCTTTTTCGCACTTGCAGGACCGGTATTACCAAGATAGTTAATCTTGTCCGCAAGTCCTGCCACCTCTCCCTGTGTCAGTTTAAAGGCAGTGCGCCACTGTGCCATCATCTGACCGGATTCTTCTGCCGTGGTGTCAAAAGCCACGCCCATCTTCACGGCATCGTCAGTAAACTGCATCAGCTCGTCACGGGCGATACCAGCCTGACCACCCGCGGCCACAATTTCGGCGATACCTTCCGCCGACATGGGCAGTTCTGTTGACAGGTCGCGCACCTGCTCCGTCATTGCCTTAAACGCTTCCGGCGTATCCAGACCATCCACCACTTTCCGGACATCCGCCATTTTTGATTCAAGGGCAATGGCAGATTTGACCGGGAGCGCCAGCGCCCCCAGTACTGCGGTTCCGGCACCCGCTGCGCCCAGAGACAGGCTGGCAAACTCCTTTTTAAAGCCTTTCAGCTGGCGCTGCATCCCTTTCAGCGGTGCCGACACCTTATCCACGGCAGTGATGATCGCCTTCAGCTGAAAACTGTCAGCCATGCTTCATCTCCTCGTTAATGCGGACGGCCTCGGCTTCCAGTTCTGTAAACTGCGAAATAGCCACCCGTCGCAGCTCCAGTGGATTCAGTTTCCAGAACCAGGCAACATTGTAGAGTCGTTTCCGGAGGTGCTTCCCGTCTCCGACTGGGTAAAAAAACGCAGGATCTGCATGCTGGTCTTAAAAATATCCAGTTTTGCCATCTGCGCCGCCGATGAACGCGGGATCCCCGCCAGCAACGGGATATATTTCAGTGCCACCTGGCTGTCCAGTTTAATACTGCCTTCACCGGAAATAATGAAAGGAAAACCCAGCGCCTCGATTTCGTCATACGTGGGCTCGCGCAACTCCAGCACATGCAGCATTTCGTTATGCGCTGTCACCGGTTTTTTTAAAACAATTTCTGTAACGTTCATTACTGATATCCTCCCTCTTCGCCGTGGAATTCAAGATCTGCCGTGCCTTCTTCGGCATTATGGTTAGCCTCTCCGTGCAGCCATGCAGCCGAAAGCACATACACCATGCCGTTTGCCAGTTCAGCGGTAATCGTCATCTGGTCTGATGTGGTAATTTTGTCGACCGGAAAGTTTTTGGGCACTTTAAACGTGCCTTTAACGTAAGGTGACCGCCAGGTCTCCTTGTAATCCACATCCCCTGCCATGCCGACAACATCATCCCGGACATTGGTGTTCATCGGCACTTCAATGCCACCTGTCAGCGATAACTGCTGACCATCCACTTTAAAAAACAGGTTCCGGCGATCTTTGCCATTATGCTGACTCCTCTGAATACTGAAGACGGAACTGGTTAACCACCGCAAAGACACGTAACTGATTAACATAATCCGGCGGGAACAGCGTATTCAGTCGGTTCGGGTTATCCGCATCACGCTCAACTATCAGATACTGTTTAAACAGATCGTAATTTTCCACAATACCGGCACGCTCCATCTGACGATATGTCGCCAGAAGTTCCCCTTTGATAACGGCAGGAGTGACAATCGCCTGCCCCGGACCAAAACGGGTACCATCATTTGCCAGCTTGTGACGTCCGTACTTGCTTGTGATGACCGATTTCAGTTTGCGAAGAACATATGCACTGGTATGCAGAGTTTCACTGTCCAGATAGCTGTTGTCTGCCACGCCATACGCATTCTTTTTGTAGGTGGTTACAGAACGCTGGATCCGCAACGTGCCGCCTTCCACATAAGCCGTCGCCACGCCGTGAGATAAAAGGGTCTGCTGCTCTGTCATGATGAATCGCTTACCTTTCGGTGCCGGAAGCATCCCCACCAGCTCCCCCGTCTGTGTCGGACGGGCAGGATCATTCCGGATAAATACCGCTTCACGGGCAAGGCGACTGGCAACCAGTTCATCGACAGGCGACTGGGTTTCTTTTTCGTAACCGGCAAGCGTGATATGTTGCTGATTATGCATATCTCCGGCACCAACCAGCTCTGACAGCGTTCCCAGTTTTGCGGTATAGACATGCCCGTATAACTGGCGCGCATAACTCCAGCGACCGCTGCTGTCATTCATTTCGGTCATCATCATATTAATGGAGGCGGCATCGTTGAACGGCAGACCGATAAAATCGAATACCTCATCGCCCATAGCGGCAACAGCAGCGGTAAGATCAGGCGCTCCACTACCTGCAGTTCCGGCTTCCGTCACGACCTGAAGTCCCGCAGGCAGAATTTCACCACCACCAGAACCATAATAATTCAGGCAGACAGGTAGCTCGTTACCATACAGCCCCTTATGACGGGCAGTCAGTGTCACCACACCTGCATCAGATGACGCCGTAAACGGCAGGGTGATAACCCCATTTACCGCTTCCTTAATCGCGGTGGCAACCGCAGTGGCATTATCGCCATTCACCACAGGCACCTGTACACGGGAGCGTCCGACATACAGACTCAGGGTGCCGCTTTCCTCTGCTTCTCCGGTAACCGTCACCCTGACCGTTGCCGCCGCCCCTTTGGCTTCCGGTACCGCAATAACATACAGTTCACCGAAAGGATCTGTCTGACGGTATACTTCGACCATACGCGCCAGCTGGCTCCCCGCTCCACAAATCTGACGGGCATAATCTGCCGACGGCATCAGCACCAGGCTGTTAACCTCAATGGCAGCATCGTTGCCTGCATGCCCAATCAGTAATGCAGGCGCGCTGGTCACCGCTGTATTTGCCGCAGAATTGTCCATCTCGGCGTAGAACAACGGCACCAGCGTATTCGACGGAACAGCACTAAAACTTATTGTCATGATTCTTTAGCCTTATCCTGTTTAACACGTACCACATCACCCGCCGCTATACGGCGGAACCAGTAGCTGTTTTCTTCCACATTTCGCCCGTCAGAAGGCAAAAGGTCTCCACGGGCAGGGTCAGGAACTGACCGCCCTTTCAGGGGTTTCACAAACATGAGGGACTCTTATTTCTGAGGGAAACGCATTTCCAGATGGTGCTCAATGTCACCATCCGGGCCAGTACCAGGATCGATGTAATCCACATCAATACTCAGCAGGGATAAATCCGGCAGGGCATTCACGTCCTCTGACTGTCGCGTGTCTTCTTCCGTGATTTCATACTTCGCCGTAAAATCAAACTGGTAATACAGTTCGTAACGGTTCAGATCCAGCAGGGTGCCACCGGCATAAACAATCTCGCCCCCCTGCGGATCCGGCATCCATCCAAGCAGGGCTTTCCAGAGTTCTCTCCGGACATCATGAACGGCGTCATAGGCTGCCCACTGCCCTTTTTCATCACGCTCATTGCTGAGCACAACAATAACGGAGAAGCCTTCTGTCAAATCCTGCCAGTAATCGGTCTGTGATTTTTGTTCCCCCGGCGCATCGTCAGAGGGGACCACATAGGCAGCAGGCAGTCGCAGTTTTCCGGCATCAGGGATCGCCTTAAACTGCGCCGCGCCACCAACACGATCCTCAAAACGCGGGCATCGCTCACGCAGCGCCGCAATTATCGTTGTCAGTTTCATTTATGCTTCCTTTTTACCGGACGTAACGAACGCTGCAGTTCACGGGACAACAGTTCCTGCGTCCAGTGACGCCGCCGCTCAATAACGTCAGCCATAAAGTTATTACGCGGGGCCAGCCGGAAAGTCGAAGAATGGTGCTTCTTCTGCCGCTTATCCTTTTTGTCCATTCCATACGCTGAATGGCGAACGCCGTAATACAGAAATGCCGGATAATAGGATGCGCCTTCATGGAAACGGCGATTCCCCTGCCCGTTTTTCTGGTTAGGAGAAATTTTCACCATCAGTCCGGGGCGACGCGTCGTTTTTTGGGAACGTAATAACCGATGGAGCGGGCCAGACGCCCGGTCTGATATCCCGGATTCTCTCCCGGACCGGAACGCCCGCGTTTAATCACCAGACGTCTGGCGTCGCGCATATAGACGCGCCCGATCTGCACAAATGCCCGCCGCAGACGGGCACGATTAAACTCCAGCTCCTTTGGTTGTTTAAAGTCGACGTGTAAAAATGCTGTCTGATTCATGGCATTCACCCCATCGTCGCGCTGTACGCAGTTCCTCACATTCCAGTAATAAAAAACGTCGCTGACCGTTCAGGTCGCGTATTCGCCGGATCCGGTACTGCTGACCGTAATAAACCACCTCATGATCTGCCGTGATGTCGTGACGGAAACGGATTGTAAAATAATGCGTAACGACATTTTCTGTCTGCACTGAGCCCTGATAAGCGGCAGCGCCTGGCTGAGCCACCTTTGCCCAGACATCAAACGACTCCGGATACGTTGGCTCCGTACCAAAATCAGCGGTGGGTTCATCCACCCGAAGGCGGATCTTTATCCGGCGATTCAGCTCTCCGGGATCCGGTAAAAGGTAAGTGGCACTGGTCTGACTTTGCCTGATTTTCATAGCGGGACAATCCTGTAAGGGCCAGCAAGCCATCTGAAACTCATTGGTGTTTCCAGTTTCTCCACATCGGTGATCGTTGAGCGATTTTCATAAAAATGACTGACCAGCATCAGCATTGCCAGACGAACGTCATCAGTCAGATGCATCCCGTCAGGATCGTCTTCCGGAATCGTCTCTTCCGGTGCATACAACTTCCTGTTCAGGTATGTCTCTGTTCTTTTCTGTACCGCCTGTGCCAGCAATTTCAGAAAATCGCCGTCACTGTACAAACCATCATCGAGCCGGAGGTGAGATTTAATTTCCTCTTCTTTCAGGAGCATATTTTCCTCCTGTGCCCGCCATTACGCGGGCACAAAAAAACCGCATTACGCAGTGGCTTTCTGGCGGGTTGCAGCCCCAATTTTCATCAGCTTAATCGCCTGAGAATCCACCAGCATACCGCCGGTTCGCTTGGTGGTATAAAAACCCACAAACGGTTTGTTGGTGTACGGATCGCGCAGGATACGGGTACCGATGCGATCAACGATGGTATAGCCACGTTTGAAGTTACCAAACGCAATGGCTTTTGCATCGGCGGCAATATCCGGCATCTGCTCATTCTCAACGATGCCATACCCTGCCAGAGAAGAAGGCTGACCCAGCTCAATACCCGGACGCCACAGATAATTTCCGTCGTTATCCTTCAGCAGACGAATGGCAAACAGGCTGCTGTTGTTCATCATGAACTTCGCGCCGCTGCGGTGCGCCTTACGCAGGGTGTAAATCAGTTTAATGATCGCATCAGCGGTCACGCCGGAAGCCGCACCGGAAGCGATATGCTGAAGTTTGCCAAACTTACGGGTTTTGTCATCTTCATCGGTGGACTCATAAGCCAGAAAACCTTTTGGTTTTTGCTGCCGTCGCCACTGGTAAAGGCCATTTCTTCCTGTTCGGCAAATTCCAGCGCCAGCTCACTGTTGATCCAGTCTTCCACATTGAAGAAAGCGTCATCGAGCATTTTCTGGGTGGCCTGCGGGTTGCCGTAGATTTCCCCCATAAAGGGTTCAATCAGCCCCAGTTTTGAGGTGGCGGTTTCCGGACGCGTATCCGTTTCCCCCACCCATCCGGACTTAGTGCCGCCCAGATTCACCAGTTTTTTATAATCCGAGCCACCGAGGGTGATCACGGTGGCTTCCTGGCGCATCACCACCTCATCTTTCAGCAGCGTCAGGATGGTACGATCCAGTTCTTCCGGAATGGCATAACCACCATCTTCATCATTGCCCACCTGAAGCGCCTTACGTTCAAGTTCACGCAGACCGTCTTCACGCCCCTTGCGCATAAATCCGATAAACGCTTCTTTGTGTTCACCGGCAACTTTATTTTTCGTGCCGCCTGCCGGACGCTTAACTTCAGCCAGCTCAGCCTCAAGATCGCTTTTCAGGTTTTCCAGCTCGCTGATTTGCCCGTTCAGGCTTTCCACCTGTTCGGCCAGCTTGCTTTTTTCCTGTTCGATCGCGTCAATGCGCTTGTCGTTTTTTGCCTTAAAATCGTCAAACTTCCGCTGCAAATCCTGCGCGACCTGTTCAACGTCTTTAATATCAACAGCCATTATTTACTCCTGGTTAAAATTTAAGATTTTTCAGTGCATTCAGTGCGACATCCACATCCTCAGCATCACGCAGGGATAAAGCGCCATATCCCCCGGCCATGAATGCTTTGGCCTGGGTTCGCGAGAGTCCAACATCGCGCAGGACTCGCTCAATAATTTTCTGCTCAGGGATCTCCCCACGCGCCAGCGCATTTTTCACATCGCTGATGCGTGCTTCATCATTGGAAGGAAACGTCACCAGACTGACCTCCCACAGGTCGATCTCTTTCAGCAGGAATACCCCTTTTTCCCGGTCGTACTCCCAGTCTTTCAGGATGTAGCCAACAGAAAGGCCGGTTAAAGAACCGGCCTTCATATGGGCGTGTGCACGTTTTGCCAGGGGATCATCATCAACGAGTAATCGCCCCCTGACATAAAGCCCGACATCATCTTCTTTCATTTCGGTGTACACACCGATGGGCTCATCCATGCGGTGCTGCCAGAGCAACGCAGGCAGCGCCTTTTTTTCGCTCCATTTCTGGAGTGTTGTGGTAAAGGCACCGGGGACCACCACATCATCGTGGCTGTCCTTTACACCAAAGACGGAGCCATACCCTTCAAACTCACCGGAGTCACTGACAGATTTCAGACTCAGCGGTACATCAAGACGTTGTTTCGTCTGCATTGGCGTTATCCTTCTGCTTACCGGCTTTACTGCCATCGGAGGGTTTCGTGGTCATGTTCATCGGTGTGAGATAGACATCACCACCGGGACGCGGATTCATATCTTCCAGGTCGCGGCAGTCATTGGGAGAGTAAATTCCCCAGTTGATCCCCGTGGCGTAGGCTTCAAAACGGGATTTCATATCCCCGCGCAGTAACGCCCCGGCGTTAAATTTGGCGTAAAACTTCCCCTGTTTGCTCTCCCTGACCAGCCCTGTATTGATCCGTTGTTCAATACGGGTCAGATACGGCACAAGGGAATAGTTGATAAATCCGAGCCCCAGCTCTTCAATATTGTTGAAAGTGGCGCGATCGGTGTTCTGCACCATGTGCAGCGGCACGCGGAAAAGACGACAGATTTCTTCCAGCTGAAACTTGCGGGTTTCCAGGAACTGGCTGTCCTCGGCGTTCAGTGCCACCGGCTTCCAGTCCAGCCCCATTTCCAGAATCATCGGACGGTGCGCATTACCCAGCCCAAGATGCCGCTCCTCAAAATCCCTCTTCATGCGCTCATAAGCATCCGGCGTGAGCTTTTGTTCCGTACGCAACACACCGGATGTCACAGCACCGTTACCAAACAGCCTGGCGCCGTGCTCCTCGGTTGCCGCTGCCAGTGAAATGGCCTCGCGCGCATATGCAATGGGATTCAGACCGACAAGTCCATCCAGCGTCAGGGTGCGCACATGCCAGATTTCATCCTGGGTCAACACATCCACGGAGCCATCCGGAAACGTCACCTGATAAACCGGCTGCCACTGGCTGTTCAGCTTCGGCTCCACACAGCCCGGATCTATCGGAAGAAGCTCCACTACTTCCCCCAGCGCCTTCACCTTGTAGGCGTAAAAATTCCCCCGCAGACACAGGCAGACAATAACCAGCTCCCAGAATTCCTGCGGCGTCATGTAGCCATTGGGTTTTGCTGAAATCAGCTTATGCAGCCGTTCATCCACCGCCCGTGTTTTAAGGGTGCCGCTGATTTTGTAGAGACTGCAGGGCAGCATACCAACAGACTCAGCCAGCACCCTGACGCAGGAATACACCGCCGTCAGCCGCATGGCCCGCTGGCTGCTGATCCGCTTTCCGGTATAGGTGTCGTATGACAACCCCAGCTCTTCCGCAAGCATCCCGGGCGTTGTGACGGGGGTGTTATTTTTACGTTGAAAAAGCCCCTGGAAAAACATTACTCACCTCCGAAGGCGACCCGGTGACCGCGATCGAGATAACGCGCAACCAGCCACGACCAGCACAGACACAGCACCCCGGCAACAACAAAACCCGCCGGGGGATAAATCAGCCAGGCGCCATACGCCAGCAAAAGCACACCCAGCACGCCCACCAGAGGCGTGAGAATTATCAGAAACATAATGACCTCGGTTAAAGCGAGCGAATACCAACGCTGACCAGATGTTCAGACAGATCCGGCTCCGGTTCACCGCCATTGACCAGCATCCGGCTCATTGCTGTAAACATCGCAACAGGGCCGTCGATTTTGGCTTCCGGCGTGGATTTATTCGGGAAGATATTGTCGTTTTTGTCCGGTTTTACCGTAACGTTAGACATCATCCAGTTCATGACCGGATGATTGCTGTGGTGGAAACGCCCGGCATAGACCAGTGATTCCGTTTCCTTCATGGCCTCTGACAGATTGCGGACCGTCTGCGGAACTTCCACCAGCGGTATACCTTCTTCAGTCAGCGCCAGACTGAACTGCATTGCGCTCCACGGGTCAAATCCCAGTTCCCTCAGGTTTTCACCGCCAATCCATTCCAGTAGGTCACTTTTGATCTGAGCATGATCGATAACATCACCATCCGTCAGGATGAGCTTACCCATCTCCGCCCACTTCCGGTAAAGTTCTGCCTGCTGCCGTGAGCATCGTTCCAGCCGTCCTTCCGGAAGCCAGAATTTAAAATCGGCATGAACATGCCCGTTATCCGTTCGCCAGAGTTTTGCCGCCGCACAGATATCAATCTTATGAGCAAGGTCGACGCCGACCCACATGGGATATGTTTTCAGCTCATGCTGTGGAGCAATGTATTCGCACTTCTCCCACTTAATCATGTCCATCCAGGCAGACTCTGCTGTTACCCACACATTCATATGTTTGGTAAAAAAATTCACCCGCGCAGAGACCTGTTCTTTCGCTTTTTTCGCCAGGCGACGCAGATCATCCCAGCGTTTACAGATGCCCAGGCCGGGATTCGCTTTCTGCCAGACCGTTTCATCAAACGGATCATCTCCCTCATCGAGGGTGTAAATAATCGCAAAGTAGGAGTCGTCTTTTACCGCGCCCTCCACGTCGCTGTTATAGCCTCGCAATACCTTGATGGCGTAATCGCGTTGCTCGTAACAAATCCCTTCCTTGTTAAAGCCAGCCGTGGTGATACCAAATAACAGGGACTGCAGACGGGCACCGGTTGCCGTTTCCAGAACGTCCCACACGTCGCGGGTTTTATGTGCATGCAGCTCATCAATAATGGCGCAGTGGATGTTCAGACCATCCAGGTTGTTTGCATCCGAGGAAAGCGGTTCAAATTTTGATGCGCTCTGCTCCTGGTAAATCGCCAGCTTGTTGAAATCAAACAACCGCCCGAGTGTCGATCGGGCTTTTCTGACCATATTTTTGGCGTCTTCAAACACGATTCTGGCCTGGTCACGCGTGGTTGCGGCTGAATACACCTCAGCCCCGCCTTCACCATCTGCCCCCGTCATATACAGACCGATACCTGATGACAGGGTTGATTTTGCGTTTTTACGGGCGACTTCGTTGTACGCTGTCCGGAAACGGCGCACCATCACCGGGCGTCCGCTGCCATCGCTGCGCATGACAACTTCCCCGGTCTCTTCATTCACCAGCGGAATGACAAAACCAAAAATATTAATGAGGATAAATACATGCCAGTCCATCAGTTCAATGGGCTGGCCTGCCAGCGCCCCTTTCACATGGGGCACAAATTTGTAGAAATTCAGGATGTGCTGCGCACGGGGTTCACTGAAATAAATCCCCCGCTCTTCGCCGTACTTCAGATCATCAAGAAAACGCTGGCAGGCCAGACGGACAAATTCACCAGCGACAATTTCTCCTGCAACAACACGTTCGGCGTAGCGGATCCCGTCAGCCACTTTTGCCATCAGTCTCTCGCTTTTAAAAGTTCTGCCAGCGGATCAACATCATCCGGTCCGGCGATATTTACTTTCGCCCGGCTTGCCGGTGACATACCAAATTCTGCAAGCATCGCCCGGATCCGCTTCCAGGCATCCGCTTTCATCGCAGCAGCCGGGTGTGCCTTAATCAGCACATCACCGTTCTGCGTTTCCGTGCGGTAGGTATAACCCTCAACATCGAGTGTTTCGCAGTGATGCCGGTATTCGGTGTAGGCTTCCACCAGCAACTCGAGTGCACGCGCATCAAGCTGAGAAATGATCCCTTCCGCATTCAGCTCTTCCGCCATTCGCCTGAACCAGTACTTTCCCTGCGCCCCTAAATGCTGCGGAATTTTAGGGAGACCTTTTTCGTCCTTTTTAGCGGTTTTTTTGGCGTCTTTAACGGGACGCTTTGAGGGATTGCCTCGTATCAAATGCAGGCGTGGCGGGGTTTTCGGGGGTCCTGACATAATCGATTTTACCTATCAATCGTTTGATCGCATTCCCAAAAAAAAGTTTTCGAACCTGCGGCGATGCGAGGAAGGGTTGGCGGGCGGTCCCGGACAGCCAGGGCTGCAGGGATTTGCCCCGCCCCTCCCTACAAGTGAGAATAATTATCACCTGATTCGTTCGCGCGCTGTTTTCGCTTTATGGCAGGGCCAGCACAGACTCTGCAGGTTGCTGTCTGCGTCTGTTCCGCCATGCGCTTTCGGGATGATGTGGTCGACGGTTTTCGCCTCGCTCACCACACCGGCACGCAGACACAACTGACACAGACCTTTATCGCGCTTCAGAATACGGGCACGAATCACCGTCCATTTTGAGCCATAGCCACGCTGGTGGCGGCTCAGTCCGCGCTGGTGCTGCACCCAGCCTTCACCACGATGTTTACCACAGTAGCCAGAACTGTCTGTTGTTGTGCCTGCGCAGCCTCGCTTACGACAGGCGCGGGGGATCCGTGATGGCATTGGAATCTCCTTAATACCGACATTATCGCAGCCCCTCACTGAAGAGCTGCTGTAATGCCTGTTACTCACGAATCAATCGAGCATGTTGACCGCTCATTTCAGTGCGTAAGTATTGTGGCTTGCCGTCAATCAACGCGGTGATTAACTTATCACCTGTAGGTTTCCACATAATTTTCTCCTGTTTTAATGCCCCTTGCCGCCGGGCAGTTGATCAAAGTTCATCTTGATTCGGCAAGATTTAGAATGAATAAGATAAAATTGGCACACGCAGCAGAATTTCATGCTTTCCGGACGCTGACGCACCCTTCATTTTTCAGCAAAATATTCTGCTCTTACAGGCGATCAGTTCTGCAGACACTGCCGAACACCGTCGACAATTTCACAGACCTGAGACGCGGTATCGAAAAGCTGGCGCGCCTTATCCAGGCTGACGCACCCCACCAATAAAAAAGGCACCAGTATCGCTACCAGTGCCCGTTTCACCGCCGTTCGCGGCATTCTGTGTGTCCAGTGTTTTCGCGCCATATCACCACCAACGCACAGCCCAAATCAGAACAGCGACCGCCACAAGGCGAATTGCAAAGGCCGCAGCCCTTGTCAAATCAAGGCTCGCGGGAGTTTCCATTTCAATACCTTTCATAATGGACAACCTCAAAAAGAATCTTTTATACTTTCCCACGAGGATTTTCTCCCTACTCACTAATCACAATTTCCCCTTTGACGTGAAAACTAAAAACCCCGGACTGTTCCCCCAGCCGGGGTTTTGTTTTACTTATCGCTTCAGCTGAAAGTGAGGTCCGTCTTTCAGCGTTTTCCAGTCCCCGCCCCATTCGATAGCGATCCCCAGCTCTGCGGCAGCCTGCTTAAATGCCTGTGCGATTTTCTCGTACAGAGGCCACTCCCATGACACCTGGCTGCCGATGTAGGCCACAACATCCACCGCATCACCGGTCAGGTGGCGGCTGTTCATGGTCTGGCTTTTCCCTTCCGCAACCAGCTGTTTCTGGCGATACTTACTGCGCAGGCCTTCCGTAATACCGAAATCAACCTCCGTCAGCTCCAGCGCACGGCGAACTACAGCAACCAGCTGTGGTTTGACACCCTCCAGATTTTTTTCACTGCGACGGCTGAATCTGAATTTACCCGGCATATTCACCTCAACAATGGAAAGATTTTTGTGACGTTCCCGCGTGCGCGTATCACCAGCACGCAGAACAGCAGATTAAAAAACACTTCCAGCCAGCCCGTTGCTAACGGGCGACCACACAGATAGCTGAGGGGCGCAAAGGCATACAGCAGCATCAGCAGCCAGGCCAGCCATGACACCAGCGGTTTATGTCTGGAATCACGGCGACGATAAAAAAAGAGCGTCAGCACGATAACCGTGCATAACGCCACATTCAGCAATCCGGGAAGGTTACTTAACATTGCCGCCTCCTCCACCCCGCAGGCGGGAGAACACACCGGACACCAGCGATGCAATATCCTGCTGGTGGATGAACGAGAGAATCTTCACCGACACCACCGAGACCAGCACCGCGCAAAGCGCATCTGCTGATGTACCGTCATACCCTGTTTTTGATGCAATCCAGGCTGACAGCACACGCGCTCCCAGCACACCGACAATAAACGACACCAGAAAATGTGCCACCACGCGCCAGACTGAAAGTGACTGCGGCATCGTTGCCACAAATAACGCCCCGGCGAACGCGCCAAACACAATCCCGAAATCCATTCCGGTAAACAGCCCGAATACCGTCGCGCCACCCAGCGCAGCAGCCGTGCCGGAACCGGATAAGGGTTCAGACATACTTCCTCCTGAAAATAAAAAAGGGCCACCAGCGACCCGTAAAAAAACACCCCGTCAAAGGCATCCGCAGATGCCTTTTGTGTGATGTTATTCAGATTTACGCAGTAAAGGCCGGAGCACGACCAGCGCCATCGCCACCAGCACACCATCTGCCAGCACCGACATCAGTCGTCCGGTGAAATCAACCACCACTACCAGAAACAACAGGATGACAGCCAGCACAAGGCGCGCACTTTTCACAGGTACTGCTCCAGCGGCAACTGCAGCACCTGCGCAATTTTCTTCAGTTGCGCTTCTTCTTCCTGACCGATACCGTCCTGGTCAGCGATATCCAGACACAGGCACAGCACATTAACTGCATCATCAGTACCGGCAACATCAGCCAGCTGACGAAGAGCTTCGGCATTGGCAGAACGCGGCGACGCTTCATAACGGGCGCGGATATTTGCACTCATTTGTGCAATCTCACCGGAGAACGGCGCAAAGACAGGAAGTGCTGCAATGGTTTTTTCCAGTACCGCGATTTCTTTCGCGTCACAGGTGCCGTCAGCGTATGCAATGGAGTACGCGCCCCAGACGGTCGCCTCCACTGCGTCACGGTTCTCCATCTTCTTCACTTCGGTAATGGCCTTGCGGGTTTTCTTTTTGAAAATACCAAACATCGTGACTTTTCCTTTTAGTGGGTGAGCCTGCGCCCGGGGGTGACCAGCCCACAGAGAAAGTCACACTGACCATCCCGTAAGCTCACCCCTGAAAGGCTCTGTGGTTTTTTGATGTGCGCCGGGCGTGGCGCGGATATGAAAAAGGCCCGCCGAAGCGAGCCTGGAAAAATAAGCGTGGCGCGTTGTACTGGATTCGAACCAGTGACCGATTGCTTAGAAGGCAATTGCTCTGTCCGGCTGAGCTAACAACGCAGGGTACAGATAATGGACCGCCATCGAGGACTCGAACCCCGCGCAACCAGCTTCGAAGGCTGGCGCTCTATCCTGATGAGCTAATGGCGGTATGTGATGGTGGCCCTTGCTGGATTTGAACCAGCGACCTGGCGATTATGAGTCGCTCGCTCTCACCACTGAGCTAAAGGGCCGGGAGCAGAATAATAATGGTGCGTAATTAATTCTGCAATCTCATCCGTTTCAAACGATTAAATCCTGAACTTCCCTGACTGTCTGTTCAAAACGTCCGGTCTCCAGCTCAACACCAATCGCACAACGCCCCAGTGCCATCGCCGCTTTTACCGTTGAACCTGAACCCATAAAAAATCTGCAACCAGGTCTCCCGGACGACTGCTCGCGTTGATTATCTGCTGCAGCATTTCTGCCGGTTTTTCGCACGGATGTTTCCCTGGATAGTACTGCACCGGTTTATGCGTCCAGACATCGGTGTACGGAACCTGCGCCGTCACACCGAAATACCGCCGCAAATTTTTATATTCACTCAGCAGTTCCGTATACTGCCGGTTCAGCTCACTGTATGTGCTGACCAGCTGGTGGTGTGGCTTTTCCAGTTCCCCGCGCTGATGTTTTTCTGCCGCAACACGCGCAAACAACGCCTGCAATTTGTTGTAATCACCCTCGTTCGGTAACTGCCACTGACTGGTACCAAACCAGTGCGAAGCCATGTTTTTCTTTCCGGTGGCTTCCGCTATCTGTTTTGACGTTATTCCCAGTGATTTACGCGCATCACGAAAGTAAGAAATCAGCGGGGCCATGACGTGCTGTTTTAGCTCGCGCCCCTGTGCCACATAGCCATCATCTTTCGGGCAATACGGTCCCTGATAATGTTCTGCAAACAGAATGCGCTCTGTTGCCGGAAAATACGCCCGCAGACTTTCCTTATTGCACCCGTTCCAGCGTCCGGACGGCTTCGCCCAGATAATGTGGTTCAGCACATTAAAGCGCTCACGCATCATGATTTCGGTGTCAGATGCCAGGCGATGACCACAGAACAGGTAAAGACTTCCGGCAGGCTTCAGTACCCGCCAGAACTGCGCCAGACACTGGTCCAGCCATTTCAGGTAATCATCGTCGCCCTCCCACTGGTTATCCCAGCCCTCGGGCTTCACTTTAAAGTATGGCGGGTCTGTGACTATCAGATCGACAGAATTTTCCGGTAAGGTCTGGATAAATTCCAGGCAATCAGCGTTGATTAACTCACAACTGGATATTTTTACAGTATTGGCCATAGATCAATAAGCACTTCTCTGATAGGCTCATACCGCTTTTGCGCAAAGCAGATGGGCCTGAGGTTTGCTTGTGACCCCAACGCATGAGCAGATGGCTGGCAGGTGCCGCTAACACCCACCAGCCGCCCATTACCACAAATTAAAAAGCCTTCACTGCGGAAGGCGTCTGTAACAACCGAACTGATAATCTGCCAGACCCGCCATAACAAGCTGGGTCAGGATTAACTGGCAGCGTTCGCGTGAAAGGTAAGTATTCTGCGCAATTTCCCCGACGGTCGCCGGTTCGGTGACGCTTAATTCATTAAACACCACTCTGGCGGTTTCGGTCATATCCTGCTGTTTTAGCATGTCTTTTTCCCTTTTCTGGTTAACGTGACATACCAATAACTCTTGTCGAAAAAGCCAGCAAGCTGAAAGACCAGTATTCGCAACCACCAGCGCGTTTAACGTCCCGTGCCGCTTTCCGGGCACAAAAAAAACCGCTCAGCGCGGGTTTAAGCTGTGTGGCAAAGTAACCACTCTTAACACATTACAATAACTTTTGCGTACGCGTTAGCTCTTTTGTATATTTAACTTTTCTCTAATTCTAAAGGTAAAAGGTAACGACTAGTGAAAGCGAACGACTACCTGTTTGGTCTTCAGGCAAGAAACATCTCTTTCAGGCTTCTTCAAGGCGAATTAAAGTATTTTAATATGAAGTCAGCTAGGGGGTGGACAGAGTTGCTATCTGATTATGCAAGTAATAATGAAAAGGATATAATAAATAATTTCAAGGAGATTTACCTCAGCCAATTGAATTACAGCAATCGGGCCGTATTTTTTGCTCAACTGAATAATATCACTGACGCAATCCTCTTGAAAAAAACCTTGTTAAATCTGATTAACAGCAACGATAAAGATTATCAAGAATACATTGCCACCTACCCATTGCCAATAGATAGCGCAACACATAAAAAAGTCAAAAAATTAAGACCAGTCTGCATCTCCCACTCTCAACATGGTAACTCGATCACTATTACAACAACTTATCTTCGTCCATTCAAAGAAAGAAGTGCAATTGAAACAAATACACTAAGCCCAGCAACACAAAAAGAACTCAATTGTTTTGATGAAATAATTGGAATAAAAGATAGATACATCCAATGTTTTGACACAATTACTTTTAACTATGTTTCCGGCGAAATAACATTTGAAATCGACATGTGTACAAATCTTAACCACAATGAATTGGAGCGCGCATCAACAAGATATCGCAGAATATTAATGTACCTTTTCCATAAAGAGAATTCATATCACGTCGCCTTCATTAGAAAAAATATATTTACTGCTATCGATAAACTTTACAAATCTGCCGATGGTACCATTTTAAAACTTGGGCATGCCACAGGAACAGGCTCAGTAAAAGAAGAAAAAATGAGAAAGAGAAAAGATGATTTAAGGAAGGAAAAATATCATGCCGCAGGCTTAGCGGCAATTGGAGGGAAAACTAATAACTTTAGTATTTCTAAACAATGGAATGGAGCACACAATAACATTTTGACAATGCATGTACCCGGACATTTTTCTTTAATTTCATCCTCGCTACCATTTATAAATCATGTTATAATCGAAGGGTGTGTTTGTAAATCAGATTATGAGTTATTGATGTCAAAGGTTTTCTAAATGAATAAGCAGGAAATGAAAGATATCATACAACATTCTTTTGCTACCGACAGCAAAGTTGGTTTTGCATGTATGAATATTTATCATTACCTGCTTAATGAAGATCTGGATAATTTAAAATATATAACATTCAATAACTTGCAAAAAGTCAGTAATGTTGATCAAAGTATCCTTTACGAGGCAATTACTTATCTATCTGGAGAAAAAGCACCAATATTATCAATCGGATACGAATATATTGATGGTGATGACATTTTTGAAATCTCTCAAGATGAGTTAAGCAAAATATATTCAGAAGGAACATTCTATTTCGATGGCAAACCAGTCCTCAATTGGCAGTCGAAAGTTTACATTTACTTTTATGCATCAGAGTTCTGGAAAGGCCTAGAATGATGGATAATCAGAATAATTTTACGTTAGAATCGCTGAAGTTCGCAGCGTCATTCGATGAGAGCGCAGCACGCCTTTATCGAAGAATTACATGCAATTCATACGATAAATTTATTGAAATGTTTTATATTGACTTAGAAAAAACAATCAGATTGATTGAAAAAAATGCAAGCTTAATGCAAAACGATGGAGAAGACCGTTTATCTATAGAAATAATTAATATACTAATTGGCTTCGGATATGATTCTGGTCATGATAATTATATAAATGGGCACTCAGACATTGTTGTAAGTTTCAAAAACTACACATGGATTGGAGAGGCTAAAATTCATAGCTCATACGACTATTTAATGGAAGGATTCCATCAATTATGCTCTCGTTACTCCACAGGAAGTGAAGATGATTGTCAAGGAGGATTAATAATTTATGTGAAAAGCAACAATGCATTAGATGTCGTAGAGAAATGGAAAAAAACATTAACCTCTAAAAAAGATGACTTTGAAGATTTTTATTTATCCGATTGCAAAACAAGAGAAAAGTTGAGCTTTTACTCTAGCCACAAACACCCTAAATCTGGATTACCATACAAAGTAAGACATTTCGCTGTAATATTGGGATTTGCACCTAAAGACAAAAGTGCGAGAACAGCAAAGTCCAGAAAATAATAAGTTTTATTATCTGGACCAAGGCTGTTTTTATCTATTTAGAATACACATAATACCATCAATAAATCCAAGTGCAGTTTGCAACTCCTTTCTAATAGTTCCATCCGAGCATTTCCGCTTCTTTGCGATTGTACGGAGTGAAATCCCGATAACAAAGTGAGCAATGATCAGCTCATATTCTTCTGTTTTATATTTCCGCAACCGGGCCACACATCCATCAATCATAATTCCTTCATCATCATCGCACTGGAGACGTGACTTTTTACCGTGTGGTAGAAGCCCCTTGAAACCAGCCGCTATCGGCTGCCAGTCGACACCACTATTTTCTGCTGCAGCCCAAGCCCCCCAACGATCTAAAACTTCGTACATATCACGCATCAGCGCAGTACCTCCTGCACCAGTTTTTCAAACTTTCCAACTTTGGTTTCCAGCTCTGCCACACAGTCCACCAGCTCATCCACTGCTTTTTGTGCGCGATGTTTTGCCTGCATCAGTTCCCTGAGCGCTGGCACCATATCCCGACGAATGGCATCTTTTGTTAAACCTGTTTTTTCCAGTTGTTCCGCCTGTCGCAACATTTCCTGTGCCTGTTTACGTAATTGTTCAGGGGTAAAAGTCATTGTCTGGTTGTTCAAAAGAAACGCTCCATCTTACTGCTGTCAGTTCGTTTGTTGCTGTATCTGCGCGGCTGAGGCTGCTGCATTGGGGTGGAAAGAATCTGTGCGCTTTCCTGATCCACAGGCAGAAAATGTCCGTTATGAAAACGCCGGTAAATGGTCCCGAGCGTGCCATTACGCTGTTTCGTGATGTTGATTTCTGCTATGCCTCCGGCCTGCGTTTCCGGGTTGTATACCTCATCCCTGTAAAGCATCAGAATGATGTCGGCATCCGCCTCGATTTCCCCGGAGTTTTTCAGGTCCGAGTTCATGGGGCGTTTATTGGGTCTGGATTCCACGCCGCGGGAGAGCTGGCTCAGAGCAATCAGCGGAAAACCGCCGGATTTTGCCAGGCTTTTAAGTCCCTTTGAGATTTCCCCCACCGCAAGGTCGTGACGCCCCGTGCTGCGGGTTTTAATCAGGCCGAGGTAATCGACCACCACCAGCGCCGTTTCCGGGTGTTTCATCCAGTGGTGCTTCGTGGTTGCACATATCTCATCAATGGTCAGGTTTGCCTGGTCCACCATCCAGATATTACGCCCCGTCATTCGTCCCACACCCTGTGAGAAGCGTGCCCAGTCTTCGTCTTCAAAACGGGCAACAGACTTAAGACGGGATACCGGCATTCCACCGGCAGCAGACACCATACGTTCACCAATCTGGATGTTCGCCATCTCCATGGTGAACAGAAGCACGCCATGCCCCTGCTCAGTCACCTTGTCGATGATGTCCAGCGCCAGTTCGGTTTTCCCCATCGAAGGACGGGCAGCAATGAATACCAGGTCGCCAGGCTCCATCCCCCCTGTTTTTGCGTCCAGTTCATCAATACCGGTCATCAGCGTTCTGGATTTCTCCAGTCCCTGATTCCGGCATTCAACACGGTCGACCACTTCCGGAAGTACATCATCAATGTGAACAGGCTGAATGACGCCCTTTTCCATCGACAATGAGGCCATCATGTTTTGAGCATCCTTCAGAGCATCTTCAGCTGCTTCACAGGTATGCGCATCACGTAATTTCTGCAGCGCCTCATTCAGTGTTTTTTCTGCATCACGCAATGCGGCATTGCGCCGCAGCGCTGCAACATAGTGCTCCAGTGACGACTTCACCCAGGTTTTGCGCCCGGTATCAGTAATCACCGGGGCAAGTTCCGGCATATCATTGCACAGCAGCACAGGATCAATCGCACCTGAAACACGGGCCTGTCTGCAGATGCCTGTGTAGATATCCCGATACGCTCGTACAGAAAAAACGTCCGCCGGTAGTGTGGCCAGAATATCCATCACTTCATGATCTGCCCCTCGCAGAAAAAACGCGCCAATGACAGCGCCTTCCAGGTCATCGTTACGCCAGACAGGAGAAGTCATGCAGCCACACCTCTGATACGAGAACGATAGCTGGGCCAGTTAAACGACAACCAGTTGCGTCCCCCGTCTGTGATCCTGTCGGCAATGCGGGGGCTGATGAATGCCCACAACTCTTCCGGTGAAAGGTTGCTGATCAGGATGGTGGGCAGGATGCTTTCGTACCGGGCATTGATAATTTCCTGCAAAATAGCCATTTCAGCCGCGCTGCCAAACTGAACGCCGACTTCGTCGATGATCAGCAAATCCATTGACGCATAATGCTCAATAACTTCATCCGCTGTTTTTTCGCTGTCAATTCGCCAGCAGTTTTTCACAGCACGGGTAAGGCGCATCACATCAGTAATCTCCACACTAGCCAGATGGTTACGGATGATGTGTTTTGCCATAGCCACAGCCAGATGATTTTTTCCAGTACCACAACTGCCTGTCAGAACAAGACTGGTACCGTTAGCCAGAACATCCTCCCAGCTCTCCGCATAGCGGCGGCAGGCAGCAAGATTTCTGGCTGCATCAGAGTTAATCTCCTGATAGTTTTCAAACTCACAGTCGCGAAACCTACAGGCAACACCAGCATTCTCAATCAGCACATCAGCTTTCATTGCAACCAGAGTCCGATGTGTCACATCCATTTCATCCACCAGACACTCCGGACAGCGGGAAATTTTTGAGGCAGCGCCCCCCTGCCGATCATCCCACACCAGTATATGCGTACGATATTTACCGTGTTTTTCGCAGCATCCAACCCCTTCAGATTCCCGACAGGCACGGTAAGGCCATGGCTTTTCGCCATTCTGAGCAAATGCAATCTCTGCCCGTAACTCATCCATTCGCGCCTGTAGTCTTGTTTGTTTCTCACGTTGGTCAATCGTCATCATCGCTGTCACCTCAGAATGTCAATTTGTTACTGGATTTACCGAATTTGTCAGACATGGCTCCCAGGCCAGCCAGGACATCGACCTGTCGCTGTCGCCCACCTCCGTGAGCGGCTGGCTGTTGCCAGTAATCTTCGAAGTGACGATCGGGTCCAAAGAACGTCGCAGCCTGCTTCACGAACTG